TTCGCATTTAGTGCAGCCGAACCAGCTGATCTCTCAACACCACCGCGACCGCCAGTTTCAAGAAACAATATGCCAGATGCATCTCCTCAAGCAACACAAGGGGGCACAGGCAACGACACCCTCGATGGCGGTGCTGGAAACGATACTCTAAATAATACCTCAGTAATACCAAATGATGTTGCTGACGCTATGAGATCTACTCCTGTACTGTTGCAACAATTAACTGAGCAAGTTAGACGTTCAAGTGAAGAAAATTCGAGAGTAATTCAACAAGCTATAATGAATCAATAGTTAAATTAAATTAGGGTAAATACAGTATTAGTGCTATAATATAGTATTATAAAGGAAGATTATTAAAAATGAGCTGGAAAAAATATTTTAAAACCGTTAATGCAAGTCCGCTAACCAACGTTAGTGCGAGTTCAGCCGATGCTTCCGCAAAGTATAGTAACTATTCCAGTAGCTTGCCTGAGGTTTACGTTGGGCATACTAACCGTATTGAACGATACAGTCAGTATGAAAACATGGATGTTGACAGTGAAGTTAACAGCGCACTCGATATTCTTGCAGAATTCTGCACACAGGTTAATGTTGAGAACGGGACAGCATTTGACATTTACTGGAATGAATCACCCAGCGACAGTGAAATCGACACTGTTAAAAAGCAGTTGTTGAACTGGAATAACTTGAACGAGTTTAACAAGCGAGTATTTAAAATCTTCCGTAATACACTAAAATACGGCGATCAGATCTTTATCCGTGATCCAGAGACTTTTGAATGGTCCTGGGTTGAGATGACAAAGGTAAACAAAGTTATTGTTAACGAAAGTGAAGGCAAGAAACCTGAACAGTATGTTGTTAAAGACATTAACCCTAACTTCCAAAACCTCACTGCCACACAACTAAACTACAGTGACGATTATCACAAGCACGGTGATCACAAACAAAGTGGATATGTACAGCCTAGTAGTGTGTATACCAGTCAGAGTTCAAGCTCAGGTAGATTTGATAGAAGTGTTAACGAAACTGGTGTTGATGCAAACCATATTGTGCATTGTAGTTTAACAGAGGGCCTTGATGCTAACTGGCCTTTTGGCAACAGTATCCTTGAAAACATCTTTAAAGTTTACAAGCAAAAAGAATTACTTGAAGATGCTATTATTATCTATCGTATTCAACGTGCGCCAGAACGCCGGGTATTCTATGTAGACGTTGGTAACATGCCAGCACACATGGCCATGGCTTTTGTTGAGCGTGTTAAAAACGAGATCCACCAGCGACGTATTCCTAGTCAAACTGGCGGCGGTGCGAATATCATGGATACAACATACAATCCATTAAGCACAAACGAAGATTACTTCTTCCCACAGACGGCAGAAGGCCGAGGGTCAAAAGTTGAGACACTGCCAGGAGGTACAAACCTTGGTGAGATCGATGATCTCAAGTACTTTACTAACAAGTTGTACAGAGGTTTAAGAATTCCCAGTAGTTACTTGCCTACAGGACCAGACGATAGTGCTCAGCCATACAGTGACGGAAGAGTAGGAACAGCCCTTATTCAAGAGTATCGCTTTAACGAATACTGTAAAAGATTACAGCGTTTAGTAGCAGAAACTTTTGATAAAGAATTTAAAATGTTCCTAAAGTGGCGTGGATTTGAACTTGATAACTCAAGTTTTGAACTACGTTTCAATGAACCTCAGAACTTTAGTAAGTATCGTGAGACTGAAATGGATGGCACACGTATTAGTACATTCACACAGTTAGAAGCCTTCCCATATTTAAGCAAACGCTTCTTAATGTCACGTTACTTGGGTATGAGTGAAGAAGAGATGAGTGAAAATACTAAACTCTGGAAAGAAGAGAATCTGGAAACACCTGAGGCTGAATCAGCAAACATGCGCAGTGTGGGTATTACTCCAGGTGGTATTGAAACAGATCTTGATAACTTTGCACCAGAAGCGCCTATTGAGGGCGAAGGTGCCGAAGGCGGTGGCGAAGAAGGCGGCGCCGGGGAATTAGATGCCGCTGGTGCACAAAGTCCAATTCCAGGTACTCCTCCAGCACCAACTCCGCCAGTTGCGTAATAAATACAGCAACAAGGAGACTAAAGTGTTACTCAAAGATCTTATTACAGAAAACGAGAATGATCCTAGGCATGATAATGCTAAGGATTCAAGTCGTGCTGAGAAGCCAGACACCCGCAAAACTAGACTTACCCTTGAACAAATTTCTAGATTGCGCAAACTCAATGACGTAAAAACTGCTGAGTATCAAGATAGTCTCACTGATATTAAATCTCAGTATGGTGCTCCGGCAGCAGAACCTCAAGTTTAATATCTAATAGCACACTGTATTTGGCCCGAAATTTATCCTTTTGGGCTAAAAATGCTCTGTTCTCCTGTATAAATAAAGCATGTAGTTAAATAACTACAATGCCTTAGCAAACATATACAAGGAGTCTTAAGCATGTCCGATAAATTTAATGAATTAATTGAGCTTATCATCTCAGAAGAGACTGATCAGGCCAAAGCACTTTTCCACGATATTGTTGTGGAGAAGTCCAGAAGTATCTATGAATCACTAATTGACGAAACTGAAGAAGATGAAGAACTCGAAGAGAGTGATTTTGACGAAGCTCTAGGCGGCGATGCTGCTGAAGAGTTTATCGACGACATCAGCGCAGACGAAGAAGGTCTTGCTCTTGAAGATGAAGATGAAGACGAAGAAGAGATGGAAGAACGTATTGTTGATCTCGAAGACGCACTTGACGAACTCAAAGCAGAATTTGAGAAAATGATGGGTGGCGACGACGAAGACGACATGGAAATGGACATGGACATGGAGCCAGAAATGGATGACATGGAAATGGACATGGAACCTGAAGAAGACGAAGAAGCTGAAGAAGACGAAGAAGACGACGAAATGGACGAAACTATCGTTCGTGAGTACGTAGAAAAAGTTGCTGAGCCAAAAGGCGAAGATAACAAAGCGAAATCACCAGTAGCTGGCAAAAACGACATGGGCGGCAGTGCAAAGAATATTGCACAAGGCGGCGAAGAAAAAGGCGCACCAGCACCAAAAGCAACAGTACAAACTGATGCAGCTGATACACGTGGCGCAACAATGAAAAAAGCATAAGATAGGAATCGTATATGAACTATCTTAGAGAAACCCTTACATTCGATCAAGCGAGAATCGTAACAGAGTCTGCCAACGAAGGCAAGGATCTCTATATGAAAGGCATTTGTATTCAGGGCGGGGTAAAAAACGCAAACCAGCGTGTTTACCCTGTTACTGAAATTGCCAATGCCGTTAAGCAGCTCAATGATCAAATTTCAGTTGGCAATAGTGTGCTAGGCGAAGTTGATCATCAAGATGATTTAAAAATTAATTTAGATCGTGTCAGTCACATGATAGAAAGCATGTGGATGGACGGCCCAAACGGCTTTGGAAAATTAAAGATATTACCTACTCCCATGGGTCAATTAGTTAAGACCATGTTGGAAAGTGGAGTTAAACTGGGCGTAAGCAGTAGAGGCAGTGGCGAAGTCAATGAATCTACAGGAAACGTTGCAGGTTTCGAGATTGTCACAGTAGATGTTGTGGCACAACCAAGTGCTCCAAACGCATATCCTAAAGCAATTTATGAAGGATTGCTTAATATGCGCAATGGGCACACTGTACTTGAAATGGCCAAAGAAGCAAGTGGCAATGCTAAAGTACAAAAATACTTGAAAGACGAAGTAATGCGTCTTATCAAGGATCTTAAGATCTAGGAGACCAAAATGCTAGATGCTATCAAACCATTATTAGATAGTGACCTGATCAACGAAGAAACCCGTACTCAAATTGAAGAGGCATGGAGTTCAAAGTTAACAGAAGCAAAAGAACAGGTCAGAGCAGAACTCCGTGAGGAATTTGCTCAACGCTATGAGCATGACAAGTCCGTTATGGTTGAAGCTTTAGATCGTATGGTTACAGAAAACTTAACAGCTGAACTAGCTGAATTTGCAGAAGAGAAGAAACAACTTTCAGAAGACCGTGCAAAATTTGTCGGTAAAATGAAGACTGTTACAGAAAATTTTGACAAGTTCTTGGTTACACAGTTAGCAGAAGAGATCAATGAACTCAATGCTGACAGACAAGCTCAAAACGAGCATGTTGCTAAACTAGAGCAGTTTATCACACATCAATTAGCAGAAGAAATTTCAGATTTCCAACAGGATCGTCAAGATGTTGTTGAAACTAAAGTTCGACTAGTTAAAGAAGCACGTGAGCAGTTTAAGACACTCAAGCATAACTTTGTAGAAACATCTGCTAAGTTAGTTAAGGAAACAGTATCCAAACATCTAAATGCTGAAATCACTCAATTGCGTGAAGACATTCAAACAGCCGGAGAAAATAACTTTGGTCGTAGAATTTTTGAAGCAGTTGCAGCGGAATTTAGTGCAAGCTATCTCAATGAAAATCAAGAAATCAAAGATCTCAAGAAGATCATTGAGTCAAAAGAAAATGCATTAGCAGAAGCACAAGTTGCTATTGCAGAGAAAAATCAATTAGTTGAGAGTAAAATAAAAGAAATTTCAATGATCACTGAGTCAACAAAACGCTCAGAGATTATGAACAGTCTTTTAAAACCACTTAACAAAGAAAAAAGCGCAGTAATGCGCGACCTTCTAGAAAGCGTTCAGACCAGCAAACTACAAGCTGCATACGATCGTTATCTTCCAGTAGTATTAGACGGCAAAGCCGCACCACGAGCTGAAAAGCAGATGGTTGCAGAGAGCCGTACAGTAGTTACTGGTGACAAAGAAGTAAAACACCAAGTTACGGACGCACACGACGATAATGTTGTTGAACTTCGTAAATTGGCAGGCTTAAAATAAACGTACTAGAGGAGACAATAAAATGTCAGACGTACTATTAGAAGGCCGTTGGGGCGCAACAAAAGAAGCTCTTCTAGAAGGTCTAGAAGGCAACCGCCGCAGCGCAATGAGCGTTGTTTTAGAAAACACACGCAAGTATCTATCTGAAGCAGCAACATCCGGTGCTACAACTTCAGGTAACATGGCAACACTAAACAGAGTAATTTTACCTGTTATCCGTCGTGTTATGCCAACAGTTATCGCCAACGAAATCGTTGGTGTTCAACCAATGCAGGGCCCAGTTAGCCAAATTCACACACTACGTGTTCGTTATGCAGACAGTGTAAACTCCACAGCGAGTTCACCTTTCGACACAGACACAACAGCTGGTGATGAAGCACTTAGCCCATTCAAAATTGCTACAGCATATTCCGGTAGTGCATCTACTGGTAAAGCTGACGTAACATCTGCTAAAGAAGGCACTGGCGGAAACAATATTTCCATCCAAATCCTAAAGCAGCCTGTTGAAGCAAAAACACGTAAGCTACAAGCTCGTTGGACATTTGAAGCCGCTCAAGACGCACAGTCAATGCACGGTATCGATGTTGAAGCAGAAATCATGGCCGCTTTGGCACAAGAGATTACTGCTGAAATCGACCAAGAAGTTCTTGGTTCACTTCGTTCACTCGCAGCAACAGAAGAAGCATACAACCAGGCAGCAGTGTCCGGTACAGCAACTTATGTTGGTGATGAGCATGCAGCTCTTGCAGTTCTAATCAACCGTACAGCAAACAAAATTGCACAGCGCACACGTCGTGGTGCTGGTAACTGGGCAGTTGTTTCACCTGAAGCTCTTACAGTTCTTCAGAGTGCTTCAACAAGCGCATTTGCACGTACAACTGAAGGTACTTTTGAAGCACCAACAAACACTAAGTTCGTTGGTACACTCAATGGTGCAATGAAGGTTTATGTTGATTCATATGCAGCAGACTTAACACCAGTACTAGTTGGTTACAAAGGTGGAAGTGAAACAGATGCAGCGGCATTCTATTGCCCATACATCCCACTAATGAGCTCAGGTACAGTACTTGATCCATCTACATTCGAGCCAGTTGTCAGCTTTATGACTCGTTACGGGTACGTAGAATTGTCAAATACTGCCTCAAGTTTAGGTAACGCTGGCGATTATTTGGGCGAAATTACCATGGCAGGAATTAGCTTCAGCTAATAACTACATTGTAATTGATCTTAGACGATCTATAGAGATTGGGGAAGTAGAAATACTTCCCCTTTTTCTTGACTTCGTTTATATTGCTAAGTTCAACTTAAATGATAAATAAAAGTGTAGTTCACGAAGGGACAACTTCCAACTACTCTAATACTAAAAGGGAGTATCAGCAATGTATTTAAACAACAAATATACCAACACATATAATAGCATCGTTAATAGAGCAAGTCAACGCATATTAGATGGCTACACAGAAACACATCACATCATACCACGAAGTTTGGGCGGTGAAGATAC